CATAGTTCGCTCACTTTGGTCCTGTTCAAGTTTGTAGTACGCTGACCACATACTCAACTCCAGTGTTGAAAACTCCATTACCTCTGATATGCTTTTTTTGAGCCTATCAGCGACCATCATAATGAGCCTTAACTCACCACTGGATTCTATTCCTTTGCGATGCTCTCCACAGGAGTGTCTAGTTTCGCAGAGTTGATTGCCGCGGCCACCTTCACGATGACTGTGGGATCAGCCTCATTCATTAGAGTTATCCTGTCCGCATCCATAAACATTTTGGAACCATCAGCCTTCCTTGCTTTGGTTATCAAAGTTTCAACCAATGCTTCCACTGTCTTGCCTTTGGATTGTAATTCAATCACACGGGCTTCGTCTTTGAATGGGTAAGTTTTTTTATAATAAACATCAATGTCCCATTCCTTACAATGATATTTTTTCATTTCACCACCAATCGCTGATTTGTAGTGATCTTGTATGTTTTTTATTACTTCAGACATTATCTGAATCTCCTTCTTGCTCTATTGAGCACTTCCCGTGCGGCTGGTCGTGTCATACCACGCGGTGCTTGTTTAGAATATCCCTCGTCTAGTCTGTCTATGTAAGGCACAGGATTGGAAACTCTATAATTAAATTTCCTTTGCTTCCTTAACCTCCAAGATTTCCTAGCACGACCAGAACGAACTGGTGTTTTCTGTTTGATCGTGTCAAACAGATCTTGGGATATTGAGCGGACCATCTGATCTACATCATTTGATAGTTCAGCGATCACTCGTTTGCTATTAAAAGATACTCTAATCTCCATTGATTATGATATATCAGTCTTTGTTAGAGCACCATCTCCTTGGAAAGTTATTGAAGCCTCAACCATACCATCAAAATTTGATGTGATTGAATGACCTGTGATAATAACATTTCCAGATAATTTGATACCAGTAGTTTCACCAGACGGATACAGCTCAATCGCTGTTCCACCTGATCCGTAACCACCAATAGCATTGAACAATCCTTTTTGACCTTCGTTCTCATCTCTAAAATAGACATCCATTGATCCTGAGAATTGTTTTAGACCTGGTTCATAAGATCTAGCAGATTGTCCCATTACTGTTGATTCAATTGTTTGTGTTTCTTGATCAATTGTGAATGATCTAACACTCGCAACTGCCACAACAGCAGAGTCGTCACCTGTAAATTTTATAACTCCAGATTCTCCAGTATATACACCTGTATTAATAGGCATTGTATTACTCCTCGTTTGTTATTAGATCTTCAGGACCTGTAAGATCTGGTTTGATTATATCAACTTCTTTCACAGTGATTCTATTTTTAGAACCTCTTTTGGAAATTGATTTTGTTTTAGATGGTTCAAAGGTCCAACCATCTTTCAAGTGTGCTTGAACATCTAAGCCTCGCACTTGTTTGAAACTTGTATTTTTATACATTTTAACTGCCATTATAACACTCCTTTTTTGTATCTATAGGTGACATCTACATTCACTATAACTTCACCTAAAGGTAGTTCACGTTCAATTATTTCTACATTGGATATTCTAGTGGTAACATTATGAATATTATCCACTGATAAAGCAATATCTCTGTCTCTAGAAAGTTCTAATGTTTCTTCAATTCGTTCTACGATTTCATTTCTAAGAGTATCAATTTCAGTGCCTCTCACATAGCATCTCAATTGATATTGAATAGTACCTTGTCTTATATCAGTGGCCATATCCTCTCTGACCTCGTTGCTGGTTACCAGTAGGATAGCGGGAAACTGTGTAATTGCCAATTTCTGTACATCAAAGAACACCCTTGAAACCAAACCAGGTGCTGGATCAGTCATGTTCTCCAATTGTCTCTGTATGTTGATTACTATGTTTTCTCTTGCTGACATTATCTAATCAATCTACCGTTATAAAATGTTTGTTTTTCACTGTCCGTGAATGTGCCAGATGAATCTAGGTCATATGATACACCCACCCTCAAAATGAGGTCAAATTCTTCTTCAAACTTTGCCTTGTAAAAACTCATCTGTTCCCTGAATGCGTCTCCATCAGGTTCAAACGTAGAAAGTTTTGGAAAAATATAGTAGGCCAACACGTGATAAACAGCGGCTCTGGTAAATTGATTGGGATCCAATCTACCTGGAGATAATTTTTCTTCTCCACCCAATACTGAGATGTCGTATCTTGAGTATTGTGTTGTTGGGAACCATTTTATGTTCAGTAGTCTGATTATGTCGTCGTATGTTTTTTCGTGTTCAGTTAGGAATTCCTGGATACCGTATTTTTTGATATCTGGAACGTATTCTAGTAGGTCTGAATCAGTAGCGAATGTAGCCATCGTAAAAGTCCTTCTTTTAGTTTCTACAAGGTCCTGCCTTGATATTGTTATTTATTATGAATCTGGAAAAGAAAGTTATCAACTGACATAACAGGCAATGGAGTATCCACCTTGTTGTTGTTGATCACATAAACCAATCTGTTCTGGCAGATGCTCTTCAATGTTCTCTTCATGCCATTGTTGTATTTGATCTTGGTCTGTGTGTGTCCATATCTTTGATCAAATATGCTTTGATCATTCAAACCCCAATCACAGCCCAATATGTAGATGGGACCTGATGATTTCTGTAGGGCCACATATACGGCCAACATACCGCTGTTGGTGCCTCCCAATCTGAGATCTGTGAGCACTTTCCATCCTGGATATTGACCATCTGGTCTTGTGTAGTATTCTGTGGTGGGATCCAGTTTTATCTGTTTGATGATGGGTATGTCATAGGCACACACCACATGGACTGGTCTCTTCTCCTGTATGAAGTTGGTGCCCACTTCCAAATTCTGTGGTGGCAACCATTTGTGGAACAATTCAGCGGATTCTCCATTAAACCAAACTAGATTCATACTATTATTTAATGGTCATAAAAAAAGGGCCAATGTTTCCACTGGCCCTTTAGTACAAAAATAAACAAAATCAATTATTAGTTGATTTGGTTATCTCCAATTAATTTAACACCGTAAGAATTGTGTAATACAGATACACCGTATCTTGTAGAAGCAACAATTTCTTCAGCTCTTAATGAAGCATCTCTTTGTGTTTCAATGTTGATGTTTTGAGCAACCGCTAAACCTAACGCATCTCTTGAGAATACTGCGTTAGTGACGTCAGTCGCTGAACTTTCAACAACATTTGAACTTTCAAAGATATCAATACCTGCGATTCTACCAATGTAACCTTCGCTCATCGCTTGGTTAACAACAGCAGAAGCATTTGGATTAACGAAAGTGTTCGTTAATGTTTTCTTGATATTGTAGATTGACTTAGGATTGAACACTCCAAAGTATGGTCCTGGCACCGCATTTGCTTTCAATGTAGCATATGCTTCAAACAAGTCTTTCACTTCTAACTCATCTGGTTGTACACCAATCTGTGTGTTGAAACTTGAGAACAAGCCTGTTAATGCTCTGTCGTGTCTTTTCGCGATCGCTTCACCAAATAACTTACCTAGGTCAGCAACAACATTTGATACTGAATGGTTTCTTGCCATGTCAGTCAATGTAGTCATGATACCTGCTTCTGTTAATGTGATGTTAGCAACACCAGTTGAGATCTCAGTGTTTGATAAGTCTGAGGCCTCACCTACGTCACTAGCGATTGTTTGTACAGGGTATAAAGGCACTTGTAATACCTTACCTGCGTTTGCTGGAACTTGGAAAACTTTCACAAGTCCTGGCATGATTGAAGTCTCAGACGCAACGAACATCGCTTCTTGTACGATGGGTGCTATCAGATCATTCAATGATGTAGTAGTTGATTCATTAGCCATTTTGCTAATCTCCTTTTATTGTTAATGTTTAGTAGCCCAGTTTCTTACGATACTCAGCATACTGTTTTCTATGTTCTGGATTAGTCATATCCAGTTTAGTCACATCAACTTTGGAAATACCTTCAGCATTTGTGTTGGACTTGGATCCACCTCCTGGCTGACCTGCTGAAACAAAATGAGGATTAGTAGTTAGGAATTCCGTAACCAACCCATCAATTGTTAAAGGATCACCATTGTCAGTGTATCTAGTCTGACCTGTTTTGGGATCAACCACTTCAACTTCACCAGTCTCTGACATTCTAACACTATCCCTGACCAATCTTGCGACCTGATCTGGATTAACTGCTTTCTTGGTTGATGCCGCATTTATCAATGCCCCATCCACCTTGATCTTTGTCAGTTCTGATGTAAGAGAACTAATTTTGCTGTTAAACTTTTCAGCATTCTCCTTCAACAGTTTCTCAAACTCTGACTTCTCTTGGGCTTTGGCAATCTTTTCAGATTCTTCCTTGGCCATGAGAGCTTGGTATTTCTCAACATCAACCTGACCGTACTTTTTGTCAAATTTGGCTTCAGTCTTTCTTCTGACTTCTGCCGCTATCGCATCCAGTTCAGCCTGGCTATAAGTTTTCGCGGGTTGATTGTCCGCTTGTGCCTGCTCTGTTTTAGAGACTGTGTCAGTTGTCGCAGTGGCAATCTGATTGTCTGGCGATGTATTAAGATCCATCGTGATCCTCCTTTTATATACGTGAGTGGATTTCTCACTAACCTTACATATTTATAAGAAATCAATAGAACATCGCGTCATCTGGTTCAATATCCCAGGTTTTATACCAATCTGTCTTTCGTAATTGTTGTTGTGCTGTCTTTAATTTTTTTAAATTTTGGATGAATACTAAAGGACACTTGCCAAAGGAAAAAGATACCCCTTGATGTAGCCCAGCATTGTCAGGATGGTCATAGAGGATAGCATAATCAGGATTGCTTTGGTGAGATTTTTCACAGATCTTTGATAACCTTCTTTCTGTTATGGGGTAATTGATATAGATGATGACAATATCCAAATTAAGAATGCCAAAAAGGCCAGCACAGTGATTGATCTGATCCAGAAGGCCACTCTTTCCAGGCACAACTTGGATCTTCTTCTCTTGGAGAGTTCTTTTCGCAAAAGGACAGATTGCTTTTCCAGTCTTCGCATTCTTTTTAGCAACAATTTTTCCAATCCAGTCATAGACATCTTTGCTACCTACGTCTGCCACTTCGTTTGCCATATCCTGAAGCACGAATGGCCCTGCCCTGTTTCTCCGCTTGTTCGCGAGTTTTATAGACCTTGCCACTTGTGCCCCAACGATAGCCTCCTCTTACTTTTCTTACAGGCATTATCGTCTTCTACCTGATTTTTTGTTTTTGTTCATCATGGGTTTTCTTCTACCTGATGTCATGGGTTTTCTTCTTCCTGATGCTCTAGCCATTTTGCTGTTCCTTTCTTCGTTCTAGGGTTTTCTTCCAATGTTTGGTTGGAAATTTTTCTGGTCTGCCTTCATTCCTTGAAGGAGCA